GGCAGTCAACCAAACTTTTCTTAAAAGATGTGCTGTCATCTTCTAATAAATTTTTAATTCCATTTTTTAAAATTAAGTTTGGTAAGTTGTTCATTGAGGTGGTTCCTGTGGCATCTGTGCTTGCTGTTGCATCATGATCTGCTGCATCTGCTCTTGTCTGGCTTTTTCGATGTCAACCTTCATTTGCTGATCTATGACCTGAATTTCTTCCTCGGTTTGCTTCAAGATCTTTCTTCTGATAAACTCCGAGGAGAAATACTTTCCTACGTATGGTTCCACGATAGAAAGCATCTTGATTCTTTCCGCAAGAATCTCCGATTCCTTCAAATCCCAGAAGTAGTTGTCGGTGTTATAGACAAATTTGATCTTTTGGCTCAAGATCTCCCAATCGTCTTGAGTTATGACTCCGCGAAGCATTAGCTGTACGCGCATGAAGTCATAGAAGAGCTTGGAGAAGTGAGAACGGAGTCTTTCTATGAACTTATAGAATTTAACTTCTTCTCTGGTAATCTCCACAGAACGACCCATGTTGAATCCACTCTGCTCGGAAACAAGACGGCTTAGTGGAACGTTCAGGGAGTTATAGAGTTTCTTCTTAAAATAATCAACGTCCTCGATTTGGGACATTGCGTTTCCGCCGGGAAGCGTGGTAATTTGCGTTCCCTGCGAACCTTCTCTTCTAGGAAGCCAGTAATCCTCCAAAACAGAGAGATGGTTTCTTTCATCTCTTATTTCACCGCTGCTTTGGTTATATATGATGCGATTTCTGAAACGGCTCATCATGTCGCGCATGTATTGTTCGGCTTTTTGCTTTGGCAATTGGCCTACATCGACATAGAATACTCTGCGTTCAGGGGCCCTAGCTACACGGTAGACCAAAAGAGCGTCTTCCAGCTGGCGAAGCATGTTAATCGGTCTGATTGCTTTGTGAAGATAACCAAGGATTCTCTTTGTGTTTAGATCAATCAGTCCAGATGGAACATAGACTACGCTATCCATGGAAAGGTGTAGTCCGCCTGGTCCGGTTAAAAGAAATGAATCTTTATCTGAATCGGTATAGAGATAATATTCCTCTATTTCCTTGATCATTGTCACCGGTTGATGGAAACCTTTTTGAGGTTCTTTTTTAACTTTTCTTATTTTTCTAATTTTTAAAGGATCAATTGGAATAATTTCTTTGATTCCTTCTTGTGGGTTGTCTTTATCAATGATTATATTGTAAAAAAGTTTTGAATCGATGTACCAACGGCGGAACATCTCGTAACCGCGTTGGTTGAAGTCAAGCAAAGAAACAATTCTATCAAACTCACGGTACATCTTTGTTTTAATTGCATCGGAAACGGGCACATCCCGCAAATCCATTTTAACTGGAGTGTTTTCAGTTCCTTTTACAATCGCAGCATTTACAATTTCTTCAATTGCGTTATCCACCTCTGGATATACAGACATGTTTCTGTATTGGACAATTGAGCTAGATTCATCCTTAAGAGTTCCTGTATAATCGATTGCACTGCTGAAATAGCCACCAGCCTCTACAGTGATGGTTCCATCAAACTTTTCCGGAGCAGAAAATTTTTGCAAAACATCTTCTTGTTTTTGCTCTATTGTTTTCTTTTTTCCGAATTCAAAACCAAATGCTTCTATTTCCATGTGTTTACCTAATATAGTTATGTCTCTGTAATGCCTTGGATTTCAATCCAATCAAAGAGAAAAACTGCAGGAAACTGGTTAAATGCATTGGCGTTTCCCATGTTTAGTGGGATGGCTCCGAGTGTTCTTGGCCAGCAACCATGCATTCTAAATGTCTTCAATGGAGTATTGTCCTCGCCGTTTAGCTGAAGATGCTGTACTTCCCAGTTATAAGCCTTGTAATCATTACTGAGGCTCGGTATCGAAGAGACATTTGTTACGTGATTGTTTATGGAATTCTGCCAATTGTGGAATTTTTTCCAGAGATTTCCGTTATCCGTGGTGTCATCAAGGATGATTACGCTCCATGCTGGATATTGCTTTTCTGCTGGATAATATTTTTTTCTTCCAAAGTAATTGTATTCCAATGATTGTGTGGAAAGATTTGGAATCTGGGTAGCGCGAATGTGAAACTTGCTTATTTGACCGTTTCCGGGAATTATACCCTGTACAAGAAAGCGATTAAGGCGTGTTCCGCCATTAAACCTTTCCTTGAAGTCATTTATGCTGATTGACATGTTACAATCCTCCCGCGATATCGTAGTAATCAAACTTTAAACTTACGCTAAACACAGAAAAATCTGCCTTTGCCATGTCCAAATCAATATTGCTAATTTGCTCGGGCCAGCAGTTTATTAGGTTGATGGTTCTCAAAACACCGCCGTTTAAATCTAATTGATTTATTTTCCAAGTCTTTTGAAGCTGTTTATAGGAAAAATCTGAATTTGAAACGGTGTGAGTTACGTGACTGTCAAGCAATTCTTTCCACCTGTTGAATGCTCTCCAGAGATTATTTGTACCACTGTCATCATAAACGCTTACGATCCAGGATGGGTAGTTTCTGTCTCCCGCAAAGTAAAGAACTCTGCCGCGATACGGCACTGTTATTGTTCCGACTTCAGCCTGCGGCAAAGAAGCTGCAAATATCTTAAATTTTGTGTTGATTGGATCAACTGCGACACCGGTTGGCCAGCCAGATGTTGATATTACTTCAAATCTGTTTGCTCTGGTGCCGCCGCCAAAAGCCCGCTTAAATGATTGTATGCTGTTGTCATTTGACATTTGTTATCTTTATTATGTGGCTATTGATACGCTAAATGTAAACGATTCCGTTGTTGTTAGTGGTTTTACTGTTATTTCGGCATTCAAAGTTGTGGAATTGTCCACGTTGTTTGTTCCATCGCATATGATTTGGGTAAAAGTGCTATCCAAATATTCTGTAAGCGATTGTATGTAAAGTGTAATTTCGGTAGTAACCGATGCACGAGTGGATGCATTGTTGAGATTGTAAAGATACTTCAACATGATCTCTCTAACGGTTTTTTCTATCGTATTTCTTAGATACGCTGGACCGATTCTTTCAATTGCCGTATATGCATCAGACGCACCAGCTGTTGCCCCAACCAAGTCAGATCCAATAAAATACTGAACGTTGTTGCCACTTCCTGTCTTTGAATAAAAATTTACTCTATTATTTTTATAAATGTTCTTTGTGGTTGTATCTTCCCAGAGAACAATATTATTGATCGTTGTGTTTAGTGGGATTGAATAATTTATTCCCGCGACAGTGAAGGGAAGATCCTGTTGATCTTTTGATCTTGCAAATGCACCCGCAGCATCCGCAACAGAAGATATCGTGTATAGAATACTTGTTCCGCTTCTGAGGCTTTCTGTCGAGAATTGCTTCTTGCTTTGACCACCGACATTGAAGATTCTGTCGGCAACTGTTGCACCCTCGGTAAAGACAACGTTGGCAGAGCTGCTGAAAAGAGAATCAAAATTTAGTGCAGTGTATCCAGCACCGTCGTTCACTGATGGAAATATTCCTACGATATAATCATTATTTTCCAAGAACCTTGCTGAATTAGTGAAGCCACTTTGACCGATCATCACATCAAGCAGATTTGTTGTTGTGTTTTGGTATGTAACAAATCCCGCACAAGTTCCGGCAATTACCAATCTTCCACCGTAAGAAAGGTAGTTTAGCGCGTGAATAAAATCATTTCCCGTGTTTCTGGCCGTTACATTGGGTTGAGCCGAGGAAGCGTTAAAAGAGAAGAAACCAAAAGTTCCACCCTCTGTATTTCTAGAAATTAGGCAGTATGTTATTCCGCCAAGAAGATTTAAATCATTTATTAAAGAATTGTGGTTGGTGTATTCAATGTAAGGGTCATATGTGTACCCTCTAGTCGGATTCGCAACCTGGCTTCTTGCATAGATTAGCCACCCAAATAAACCACCTGGATCATTGCTAGCTGCACCAGAGGCTCCGTTAAAGGTTGGAGCAACATATGTAGAACCAGCCAACATGCCCGCATAAAGAGGAAGTGTTTTTGATTCGCTGCGAAAAATTGCAGGTGAAATGAATGAATTTAAGTTGCTTGGCATTTGTTCCCTTATTTATAAAATATTTATATAATTTTAAGCTGGATACCAAACAACATTACCATCTGAAAATTTTTCATCATCTTCATTGGGATTTAACATAAAAAGGGTATTATCCTCTTCGGGATCCTTGGCTTGTTCAAAATTTAATTTTGCAGATTCAATCAAGTCAGCAAAGTATTCCTGCCTACACAGCCAAGAAAAGAACACAAGAGTCATTATCATGTCATCATTGTGTCCATCATCCGCTTTAAAGGTGTTAGATTTGGATATGAAAGTCATCAGTTCTTGTATGATTCTTTCATCATTTAGTAAAATTTTGTCTTCTTCAACTAACCTTTTAAAGATAGCACAACCCAGTTTTTTGGTTTGCGCTGTGGTTCTTAGACCATATTCGGTTCTACTTCCGGCAAATCCCTGAGAAAGCATTTGGCCTTTTCTTCCTTTTATCGTGGTCATTAGAACATTTTCATATTCCAAATCGTTATAGAGTATATTTGCAACCTGTCCTCCGATGTCATTGGTTTCCACCAAAACATAAGCATGGTTGTATTTTTCAGCCAAAGACTTTATAATCGTCGGAAAATGAAATGGACTTACCGTATTATTTTTGTAGGTCGCCACAACCTCATAGGGACTTCTTGATCCGTTTATAACCGTTATTGCCGAATAGTCAGATGCCTGACCTCTAGAAACGTCGGCCATCAAAAAGTATATGTCGTCTTTGTTTTCATTCTTAAAAATTCTGGTTCCATCAGCTTCTTCTTTTATAAATTCTTCTGGGGCAAGAACGTTTAACTTAGTAGAAGAAATAAGTGTATTTGATGATCCAAGAAAGCTGCATCCATATTCCTGCTCAAATTGCTCTGGACTGGTATTGGCTATCTGCTCCGCTGCCCAGACATCATCGCGTTTCGGTCCACCCGGAGTTATTGGTACATTTCTCCAAGAAACTTCAACGGGAATAAATTTATTTTTTAACTTATGTCCTTCAGCACGGTTGGCATCCACCCAAAGCTTGTGAAAGTGATTCATCCCGTTTGGAGTTGACACTATAATAAGCTTGGTTGTCGTACCTGCAGAAATCGTAGGATACGTGGATGAATAGAATTCTTCTGCTACGTGTGAAGGCAAGAAGGCGTATTCGTCAAGAAGCAGAAGGTTATAAGAACCACCACGGATTGCGCTAGAGGATGTGGCATCGCAGATTACTCTTGAGCCGTTTTCCAACTTAAAGGATGTCTTATTCCATTCTACGACACCCTGTTGCAAAAAATGAGGTAAATTTTCATAAGCCAACTGTAATTTGGCAAACAATTCATCTTTGGCAGTCTTTAACTTGTTTGCCAGAATAGCGCAGCTGACCGACTGATTGAATGTCACGTAGTGCGTTATATATCCAATAACAGAGGTAGACTTACCAGACTGTCTGGGCCACTTAGATATAACAAATCTGTTCTTATGAATTGCATTGACAAATTTTTGTTGATAATCATACAATTCAAAGGGCATTATTCCCTTATCCAATGTTTTGACTTTTACATATTTGCTGCAAAAATAGACGGGATCGTTGGCACACTTTACGTACTCTTTTAGCTGCTCTTCGGTGTAGGACAGCTGTATCCCGGGTGGTTTTAATTTTGGATTGTTTCTGTAACCCTGCTTATTTGTTTCCGACATCTTTTATAATTTCCGCTTCGATCACTTCTTTTTCAGTGCTTCTCTCTTTATTTAACAGGTTTTGAAGATCCTTGGTTGAACCAATAAAGACGGAATTGTTAGTCTGTTTGATTGTTGTTTTTGTATCAGCTGTCGTGGCTTTTGCTTTTTTATGTACATCTAAAACATTATTGTTAAGATCGGCCATTGTTTTGAGCATTATTGCAACAACCTCAAATGCTCTCGGAGAGTCCGATTCTGTCGCAACCTTCAGAGCACTTTCCAAGGCAACATTTCCATTACCTATGAGATTTTTTAAATTTGATTGAACAAATTCATAATCTTTTTGAAAGTTTCCTAAATCAAAAGTCCCACCAGATTCCTGGCTTGACTTTTCTTTGGATTCTTTTTCCGGTGGTAAATTAAAAAAGTTAGCTAAATTTTTATTGATCATATTCTATACCAAAAGTCAATCCAATGTTTTCTATGCGAGTCATTGGGGAAACAGCACCATAAATGTAGCTTTTTGCCACAAAACTTAAAGAAGATATGTTAACTCTTCTGTTTCCAAAATCACCATCATATTTTTCAGTTATATTATTTGAACTCATTATAAGTGGAACTCTTACAGAAGTTTGAACTTCATTCATGTCCATTTCAAAAATATGATCGGGATTGAAGTAAGGAATTATCTGCTCTATAATTTGAAGTGTATCATCTATATGTCTTGTATAAACAAATAAATTAAAACCAACATTTACAGGCACTACATTTTCTACCTTATAGCCACCTTCTGCACATGCTCCATTGACTAGATCTGGAGATTTTAATTCTAAAAATTTACTTCTTCTTCTGGAAGCATCTGGAGTTATATTTGTCATTATATAACTCATCTTTGGAAGTTGAGTTTCTATTCTTGTTGCATCTGTTATCGATGATGGTTCTAGTAATCTTCTTATAAATTTTTCTTGTGGGGCATATGTTATTGGAACACGAATTATCGATGGCTGCAATGAATTGTCTGGATTTGCGTGCTGAATTTCTATGTTATTAAATAAACTACCGAAAGCAACAACCAGTTTTCTTAAATTTTTATTATAAAACTGTGTAAACATATTTTACTCCGTTGCGCACTCCGCAAAAGGATCATTTGGATCAAATGTATATCCTGAACTCTCGGATTGCAATACATCATTGGATCCAGCAGTAGTCC